ACAGCATAGCTACAGCACAGCATAGCTACAGCACAGCACAGCATAGCTACAGCGATAAGACAATGCCCACTTAATTTTTATTTCATACACCGACACTTAAGATTGACGGGTATCCCTTTAAAAATCACTAATTTAATTTAACAATTTATTCCCTAGCTACTGATATCTAATCAGTTACCAAAAATGATATAGTCTATTGATCCTAAACAATATTTTTTTTATTCAGTGAAACCCTAGAGCAGAATTAATTCTACTTATGCTGATTGTTGCATTGTTAATTCCACAGCCGATACCTAGGCAAAGAGGGGGCGGCGAGGGCCACGGGGGGGTCCACCGTACGTTATATACAGCCTCGCCCACACACGGGGTTTTTTAGATTGGACACTGTGTATACGTACAGTCCATCTGCACAACTGACATAATAACTTAAGAACACCTTTTATTACCTACAATAAAGGTTAGAATACGAAGGCCCCCTACAGGACCAAGAAAACTTTTTACAAAAACTTGTTGACACCGCTGCAAAAAATCTGTATAACATACCCCATAGCCACAGATTTCTGTGACAGCCTACCTTCTGGGTGCTATGAAACAATGAGCTTGCATCGGCTGCTGAAGAGAAAAGACACGGACTGGTAGAGGGGTAGGCCAACTTCTCTATCAAGCTCGTACACTGGCAGTGTTCACACCTTGCACTGTCCAGACCTAACTTAATATGGGTATAGGTTAAAAGTAGTTGCCAATGGGGGTGGACCTAACGACTACCATAAAAGAACATATTCCTTATGGGATTTCTAGGTGCTGTGTTTAACGTCTTGTCTTTTCACAATGTGATATTGACATAGGAAGTAGCAGGGATTAAGAATAATAATCTAATAGATTATCTTATATCTCTTATCTACAGATCTATTTCACTATGTGATAAGAACAAAGGATGTAGCTAAGAACATAAGATAATTACTAATGGTTATCTTCTTATCTCTTATCTACAGACCACACAGCATTGGGACAGGTTGATATAGACATCTGCTCTATACCACCTTTAGGAAGCCTATGTCTTGACAGGACTAAAGTATTACTGTATAATAGGTATATGTTAAAGACAAGACAACAACTGGAAGAAGAAGGATTGTTAAACATACCTCCCTTCTCTGTCTACAGTGCAGCTATGACGGCTATTGCTAAAGATAAGATGGATAGTGTTCCTCTCTACCACAGTGATGTGTATTATGTTAGAGCTGCTTTGGAGAAGAACACAGGGTTTGTTATTCCTCTGCCACAGGTGGAGAAGGCTATGAAGGCAGAAGGATGGAGTAAGAAATGAAGATAGCTTTGGTGCTGATGTTGTTCTTCCCGACAGGAGAGATTAAGGTGGTACATAATATTTCCATAGCTACAGAGCAAGAGTGTGTTAACAAGGTGCTGCTGGTTAACCAAGACAAAGAAAACCCTTTCACTGCTTTCTGTCACTACGATGTTACAAGATGATTAAAAGAGGCGCTGAAGAATTCTCTGGCTACAACAAGCCAAAGCGAACCCCCGACCACCCAACGAAGAGCCATGCTGTGTTGGCGAAGGAAGGTGACACTGTTAAGCTGATTAGGTTTGGACAGCAGGGTGTTAAAGGTGCTGGTGCAGCGCCATCAACAGCCAAGGACAAGGCTAGGCAGAAAAGCTTTAAAGCCCGTCATGCGTCTAACATTTCTAAAGGCAAGACGTCAGCGGCCTACTGGGCAGACAAGGTTAAGTGGTGAGTTATACAAAACCAGAGCTGCGTGAGCGGCTGAAGAAGAAGGTGATGGCGTCCTCTAAAGGGGGTGACGCTGGCGAATGGAGTGCTAGGAAGGCCCAGCTATTGGCAGCTGAATATAAGAAGGCTGGTGGCGGCTACAGTGGCGCTAAGACGGGTCAGCAGAAGAGCCTAAGCAAATGGACAAAAGAGAAGTGGACCACCTCGGATGGTAAGCCGTCAGAGGGGAAGAAAAGATATTTGCCTGAGAAGGCATGGAATTCGTTGACGGCCTCTGAGAAGAAGGCGACGAATGCTGCTAAAGCCGCTGGCAATAAGGCAGGTAAGCAGTTTGTTAAGCAGCCCACAAAGGTGGCTGATAAAGCAAAGAAGTATCGTTCATAACGATTAACAACCCCAAGGAAACACAATGGACAAGAAAGCAGCGGCAGCAGAGATTAAGCGCTTAAGAGCGCAAGCAAAAGACAAGAGCATTCCACAGGAAGCTCGTAATGAGATGTTAGATAGAGCCAACGCCATTGAGCTTGAGTTCTATGACAAGGCTGTTAAAGGTGGCGAAACAATGGCTAAGGGTGGCGCTGTTAAGAAGAAGGGCTACATGTATGGGGGCGATGCCACTAAAATGAAAGGCATGCACAAGATGCCGGACGGCAGCATGATGAAGGACAGTGCTATGGCTAAAGGTGGTGCTGTTAAGAAGCCTGCTGCTAAGAAAGAGATGACCCGCCAGTCACCAGTGGTTGCTGTGATGGTTGGTTTGACGGATAAGAAGAAGCCTGCTGCTAAGAAGATGGCAAAGGGTGGCTACGCCAACTGCGGAGCTAGTGTTAAAGCTGCAGGAGGGAAGAAGTAATGGCGGCACCTCTTATTGCCGCTGGTCTTGCTGCTGCTGCAAAAACAGCTGCAAAATATTATGCTAAGAAATTAGCAAGCAAGACAACTAGAGGCGCTACAAAAGAAGCTCTTAAAAAAGAAGCTATTAAAGATGGTAAGACAGCCACTGAAGCTGATAACATTGCCAACTATGCTGTACGTAAGGAGCAGGGTTTGCCTACAGCCCTACGTAAGACCACGACTAATCAGAGTAAAGCTAATAGTTCTTTTGTTACAAAAGATTCTCCAAATAGTATGAACTCTTTGGCTTTAGAAAATAAGAGTACAATAACAGGTCGTGCTGTATCTATGAAGAAGCCTTCTGATGCAAACTCTACATTGCGAGCTTCTGCCAACCGTCAATCTCGTTTAACTGGTGGTGAAAAGAAAGTGTCTGATGCGATCAAAAAAGAAGCAATGAAAGACGTTAAGAGAGTAGGCACTGCGGGTGCTGCTGTTACAACAGCAGTAGCAGCCTCTAAGAGTAAAGAGGATAAGACAAGCGCTACAGCCAAAGGCCGTCGTGGTGGTGTTGCTCCTAGTGGCGCATCAGCCGCTGACGGTCGCACAAAGAAGGAAGACTACCCCACCTACAAGAAGGGTACAGAAAGCTCAGCAGCGTTTCGTAAAGCCTTTAAGACGGCTAAGGATGATGGTGCTAAGACTTTCACCTTTGAAGGCCGTAAATACAACACAGCAGATAAGAAGTAATGGATCGTAATATTTTTAAGTCTAGGAGTGTGGGTAAGCACATCACAGCAGGTGTTTCCAATACTGTATACACTTGTCCTAGTAACTACACGGCGCATGTTGAGTTGTTATTCGTTAGCAATTTAGGCAATGGTAATAAAACAGTTTTAATCAAATGGCACGATGCACATAATAATGTAGATTACGCTATTGTAGGCGGATATGTTATATCTGCATATAGTTATTTAAAGCTAGATGGCTCGTACTTAACACTGAACGCTGGCGATTATTTAACTGTGACATCCGAGGCTGGTTCAACAATGGACTGTACTGTTACAGTGGAAGAGTTTTATGACCCTACATCTAATCAATAAAGAGATATAATATGGCAAAGAGAGAATTAAACGAACAGCAGCAGAAGTTCATTGAAGTGCTTTTCGGAGAGGCTGGTGGCAACCCTGCTAAGGCTCGTAAGCTTGCTGGCTACAGCGAAGGCTACGCCACTAAGATGATCATGGACACGCTGAAGGCAGAGATCATTGAAGCCACACAGCTGTACATTGCAACCAACGCTCCTAGAGCGGCAATGGCAGTTGTTAGTGGGTTGATTGACCCAACAGAGCTTGGCATCAAAGAGAAGCTTAACGCTGCTAAAGATCTGTTAGATCGTGCAGGTGTTGTTAAGACAGAGAAGATGGAGATTCAGGCCAGCAACGGCATCATGATTCTCCCAGCAAAAGATGCAGCAGAATGAAAGAGACTTCGGTACTTGGATATTGCCTCAGCCTCTTGAGAAAGATGTATGGGTATCTATTCCTAAGCCCATCAACTACGTGGTTGCACCGTTTGGATACGAAGAGGACCCAGACGATGAGGGAGTATGGAAGCCGATCCCGCTGGAGCTAGACTTTCTAGAGCAGGCAAAGAAGCATTTAAAGAAATACAGCGCCAGACAGGTAGCAGCTTGGTTAACAACAAGAACAGGCAGGAGCATCACCTACACGGGGTTACTAAAAAGGGTACGAAGTGAGCAGTCTTATAAGAGCAAAGCTAGATACTACAGGGAGCTTGCCCGAAGGCTCACGAAAGCGCTCGACAAGATCGAAGAGTACGAAGAAAAAACAAAGCGCAAAGAAACCAACCCCTTCTTCCGCAGCGATCATTACGTCGCCCTCAGAGAGCGGGCAGCTACAGAGCTTGCCGACAGCAGAGAATGAGAATATTATCTTTGCTCCCAACCCCGGACCGCAGACAGCGTTTCTGGCGGCGGCAGATAGGGAGGTTTTGTACGGTGGAGCTGCTGGTGGAGGTAAATCCTACGCAATGTTGGCAGATCCTTTGCGGTATTTGCCCCACCCACAGTTCTCTGGGCTGCTTTTGCGCCACACCACAGAGGAATTACGGGAACTTATTTGGAAAAGCCAAGAGCTATACCCCAAAATCTACCCCGGCATCAAGTGGAGTGAGCGAAAGATGCAGTGGGAGGCCCCAAGTGGGGGTAGATTGTGGATGTCCTACCTAGATAGGGACGAAGATGTCTTAAGATATCAAGGACTTTCCTTCAGTTGGATAGGATTTGACGAGCTTACGCAGTGGGCAACGCCTTTTGCGTGGAATTATATGCGTTCACGCCTGCGTAGCACGGCACCAGACCTGCCTGTGTACATGAGAGCGTCAACAAACCCCGGTAACAAGGGGCATTCGTGGGTTAAGAAGACCTTTATTGACCCTTCGCCAGCAGGTAAGTCCTTCTGGGCAACGGATACAGAGACAGGGGAGGTGATGACCTACCCTACAGGACACAGTAAAGAGGGAGACCCCCTATTTAAACGTAGGTTTATACCAGCAAAACTGGTGGACAACCCGCATCTGGCACAGACTGGCGACTATGAGACGATGTTGCTGTCATTGCCAGAGCATCAGCGCAAGCAATTGCTTGATGGTAACTGGGATGTTGCAGAAGGTGCAGCATTCTCTGAGTTTAACAGGGCCATACACGTTGTAGAACCCTATGCCATCCCAAGAGATTGGGTACGTTTTAGGGCTTGTGATTATGGTTATGGAAGTTTCTCCGCTGTTATTTGGTTTGCTGTTGCCCCTGATGAGTCCATCGTTGTATACCGTGAACTTTACGTCACTAAGGTATTGGCAGAAGATTTAGCCAATATGGTGCTAGAAATGGAAGACAATGAACCGATTCGTTACGGTGTGTTGGATAGTAGCTGCTGGCATAAGCGAGGCGACACTGGTCCTTCTATTGCTGAACGTATGATTATGAAGGGGTGCCGCTGGCGTCCTTCTGATCGTAGCGCTGGTAGCCGTGTGGCTGGTAAGAACGAGGTGCATCGTCGCTTGCAGATTGATCCATTCACCGAAGAACCCCGCATGACAATCTTTAGCAGCTGCACTCAGCTTATTGCTGACTTGCCTTCGCTACCAATTGATAAAACAAACGTAGAAGACGTAGACACTAAGGTTAAGAATGACCACACCTACGATGCTTTGCGTTATGGTTTGATGTCTCGTCCACGTAGCGCAAGTATATTTGACTATAACGCACAATCACAGCGTGTGTATCAACCAACGGATAAAACTTTTGGTTATTAATTATTTATGGTATAACTGAATTATGAAAAAATCTGAAACTCCTATTATGGATGACAAAGCTGTAGGACTCCCTGACAGCAAGGATGTTTACGAAGATGCCTTACAGGCGGGTGGTTTAATTTCTTTCTTAGAAGAACGCTTTAGCCGTGCTGAAGATGCTCGTCGCTTTGATGAAGAGCGTTGGCTTCGTGCATACCGAAACTATCGTGGCATCTACGGACCAGATGTGCAGTTTACTGAGGCAGAGAAGAGTCGTGTCTTTATTAAAGTTACAAAGACTAAGACTCTAGCTGCGTATGGTCAGATTACTGATGTGCTGTTTGCTAACAACACGTTCCCTTTATCTATTGAACCCACCATACTGCCAGAGGGTGTTGCTGAAAGCGTACACGTTGAGGCTGACCCTAAGATGGCAAAGCTTGG